TTGATTGCTGGCATGATCTTTGGGAAGCCATGTTTTTTCATGTGACTTATTGTTTCCGGCCGTGCGCTGTCAGCGATGATAGGCCACTTTTCAGAGTCGGGAATAGTAAAGAACAAGTCTGGCGTATCCATAATCTCACAGCCAACGCGATAGGCTTCGTGATCAACATAGATTGTGCGGCCGACAACATGACAGCGGATTAGGACTGTCGGGTCAGATGCAAAGCCCCAATCTGCGCCGAAGCGAAGCGTTGCGTCATCTGGCGTTTCAAAGTCCTCAACCTTCCAGTTACGGAATACTCGCGCCTCGCTGTTAGATACATAGCTTCCCAGCCAGACGTGCTTGTATTTGTCAGGGTCTCTATCCCTGTCGTATTCCATTTCGTTTTTTAGAACGTCAGGGAACCAAGGGTTATCCCTGTAGTTTACCTGTGCCACCACAGCATCAGGTGGTGGGCTTGGGCCTCGCAGCAACATATCAATCGGGTCGCTGCTGTTTAGCGGGTTCCATGTGAACCACAGTTCGCTGTCTGGCTTACGGATTGTCGGACGCAATAGGTCGAGTGAGCGTTGCGATAACGTCTGTGATTCTTCCACCCAAGCGCAGTCATAACCTTCTAGAGACTTAATGGAATCTGCCGTGTGATTCTGCATCCCCTGGAATATGATTAGTCCATCGCCATGCCGTGACTTGATTTGCGCTTCCTGTATTTCAAAGTAATCCTGCACGCCAAGCTGCTCAATCTTTAGCTCCAGCAAACGCTTAACGGACTGCGCTAGTGACTTCTGTATTTCACGGACGCAAACGGTTCTGCGCCTCTGGTCCATTACATGAGCCTCTATAACCATTTCAGCAAAGGCATGGCTCTTGCCACTTCCCCGTCCGCCATGTGCGCCCTTATAGCGACTAGGCTTTAGGAATGGCTTGAACCATCGCGGGGTTTTAATCTTCAGCGTTGTCATCAATCACTTCGCGTTGGATGCGCTGGATCATGCTGCCAGTGATGCTGAGCTTAGTCGGCTCGTTGAAGCCATGCATTACGTTCAGCTCTTTCACAGCCGCCGTCATGCCAGTTGACGTCTTAGCATCCTGGGCAATTCTATACGCTTGAATAAGCCCTTTGACAGACATTTCTCGTGTCCATAGTTGCTTTTCAACAACCATCGACTTCAATTCATCGACTCTTGCCCTAATCTTGCCGTCATTCATCAAGATAGAAGCCTTGGAATAAACAGTGCTATCCTTCATTCCTTCAGCGTCATAAGCCATTCTGTAAGCGTCTGCTTGACCTAAGCCATCAGCTATAGCTTGAGCGAATGCTTCCTGCTTTGCTGTCAGTTTTATATTAGACATTGAAAAAATCTCTTTACTTAAATTTATGTGCGATTAAATGTCTTATACCACATGGAGAAAAATTATGGAAAACCTAGATACACGCCAAACCTTTTGTTTACAAAATGCAGTTTACTTTACAGCCATTCGCGGCCGTAGACCTAGCACCCGCACTCGTATGCAATTCGATACCATTGCAGAAGCTCAAGCTTATGCCTCTGGCTTTGGTGATGGCTCTACCATGATATATGCCGTAACTGCCAAAGGTAGTTCAGACCACATCATTAACGCATAGGTTATACGCTCTCCCTAATTATCTTAGCGGCAGCGTGTTTCCAAGATACCAAATGGTGCAGCCTTTTGGATGTGGTTCCCATAGATGCCACCCTAACGGCGCTTGGTGCATACATAACGCTATAAAAGCTTTTAACGTATGTGCCCAAGTCTAGGTATATTTCTGTAAGGCCACCAGTGTTAGACTGGGTTGCCATTTGCTCTATCGTTACGAGAGGCGTGGTCAGAACAATTCTGCCTACAATGCCCTCTGCAACAGACGCAGTTAAATCTTCGTTAATAGTGCCCATAAATTCTACAGGCCTATCTATGTCGAAGAAATATAAGTTCATCATTTTTCGCAATGGCGTTTTGTTAATCGCTAAGCGAATGTTGCCCTTACCGCCTATAAAGTCCCCGCCTTGCGCAAAGCAAATAGTGCTACACTGCGTATCCTCTAAAAAGTTAAGAAATGCTTCAAAGACCCTATCAGCATTGGCCATTTGACCAGCGCTTGTATATTCATATTTAGAATTTACGCGAAAGCGCAGTGAAGTGTAATCATCATCCAGCACGGCAATGTATTTTAAGCCAACGCTTCGTGCCGCATCGTAAATGGCATTTCTGGCATAAACCACCACGTTACGGCGGTCAAAGTTATCCATTCTGTCAAATGTGCCAATAACGTCATTCTTGCTAAAAACCAAAACTTTGTCGCCATAGATTTTTTTATATTCGGCCAATGACGCATCGCTATCATCGCACAGCAAATATATGTCGCCGCTAAAGCCCGACCTTCGTAAAGTCTTGTGGGTAAAAACCTTGGTAGGCCTTCCGTATGTAGGAATAATTACCGCAAAATTATGCCCGTTAAACGTCTTCATTTTCGCCACTCAATTCCATAAGGTCTTGCGTTAACCGCACATAGCCATGTTCTATGGCTTGGTGGTAGTCTATGATGACAAGCGCACTATTTCTTATTAGTTTGCGCAACGGCTCGTCGGCGTGTGCGTAAAATTCAGCTATATTTTCGTAATTAAATTTAGTGTGCCGTTCAGCAGCCGCAATTAGAAATTCTGCAATATCGCTAGGAACGTCTGCCGCGCTAATCTCCTCTAACAGAGCCTTTGTTTTAGAGCGGTCAAAAATTGCAGAAAGTTCGGGCTTGTCACCCTTTATTTCGTATATCGGCACAGTAATCTTGGTTGTGTATTTGTCGCCATCTAAAGAGTTGGTAACGCCGTCAATGTCATCTAAAAATTCTTTTAGCTCGGCATCGCTAAAGCCCAATATGTCCAGATTAAAGCCATCCAGATTAAGGTCTGCAATTTCAGCTTTAAGCATATCAGTATCCCAACCTGCGTTAAGTGCAAGCTGGTTGTCTGCTATCACTAGGGCGCGTTGCTGTGCTTTGCTGAGATGATCCAAGACGATTACTGGCACTTCTTGCATGTCCAGTTTCCGCGCAGCCATCAGTCGGCCATGCCCAGCAATGATGCTGTTATCGCCCGACACTAGGATAGGGTTTGTCCATCCAAACTCTTTAATGCTTGCCGCTATCTGCGCTATCTGTGCATCGCTATGCGTTCTGCTGTTGGATGCGTATGGAATCAGCTTCGCAACGCTGCGTTGCTCAATCTTTGGTGCCTCTATCATTTCTCTCGCTTTCGTGTTCACATAGCTTGGCAAGGTAGTGCTGTGCTTTATATAAATCTTCCATGCCGTTCTTTTCACGATAGCGGGATAAATACTTTATGCAATTACCTTGCAAATAACCTGAGAAAGCTTCTGGCGACATCCATGACTCCATTGCTTCCCAAGGCTGAACGGTCTTAGATGCGTAATGGTCACCGCCTACCTGATAGTCATTAGAATTGGTCATCTTCATCCTCATCATAATCAAATGGATCGTAGCCTTTCAGCATTGCATCGACTGCCACCATAATAGGCCCAGTGATACGCACCTTGCCAGCTTCCATCTTGCGAATGGTTGTGCCGCCATTGTCAGGCGATAGGCGCAGTGCGTCAGCCATTTCGTTTATGCTGTAGCCCATGTAGTTACGGGCAAGCTTTAGCTTTTCAGGTGTCATTCTCTGATTCCATTACTGCCATCTTCTGCAATGAGTGAACAATGGTGCTGTGGTCGCGCTGCATAATCCGTCCTATCTCTGTGGTTGAATAGCCTTTTCCTCGCATCCTTACAACGCATTTGCGTCTTACCTCTACCAGTGGCTTCACTTTGCTTTTGCCTAGAATGTCTTCAACTGTGTAACCATGTAACTCTGCTATAGCATCAATCTCTGCTAGGTTGCGTTCCCTGGGTGTCATGAGATCCCCATCAATTCGTTGCTACGCATTTCTTCATAGCGGTAATCCGCTTCGTTTGCGCCAGCGTCATCTTCAAACTCAAATGCTAGTTCCTGCAATGTGCCAGCAGGGTCTTCGTCATAATTAACGATGGCGGTCAGAAGTTCAATCTCTTGCGTTTCGCTAATGCCGAAAGCGTTACCATTAAAAGTCATGGCGTAGCGTGATTGACGCCATTCTGCTTTCTGGCGCTTATGTTCTGCGGTGTAAGCGTTCAGTGCGTCGATAGCGTCTTGCGCTAGTTGTGTGAGGTTCTTTCTCATGCGTCTTGCTCCACAAAATCAGGGCATAACAATGCCTGTGTTACGATGGCGGCAGCGCAATCTTCTGCGCTTGCATAGCGTTCTGTAAATTCACGGCCCAGCGCATCAGCGCAAGCATCTAAAAGAATGTTGCTTGTAATGATGTATTGGCGCGGATCGGCGCACGTTTCAAACGAGCCAGCGCGAATCTGCTTTGTTAAAAGCCCGTCGATGCGTTCAAATTGGTGCAGGGTGATGCTCATGCTGCATACTCCTTATCTGCGCTAATAGTTGGAGCCATTGAAAAGCGGCCCCAAGGCATAATCTGTTCAATGCCATCCCAAACCTTTATGCCATAACGCTTGCCTTCTGTATCTGTAACAGTTTTTGCGGTGCGCTTAGCAATGCTAACAGTTATGATAGTGTCATAATCGCAAATGCTGCGGGTTGAGTAAGTTGTGTTTGCTTGGAACTTAGTCATAATCAGTCTCCTTGTTGGCGGGATAATTCCCTTGCTGATGCCCCCTTATAATCTTGGCCTATTTATATGTAAAGCGTTTTTTTCATTTAATTGCGATTTGCAGCATTATCTGTCGGATTTATGCGACGATTTAACTCTGCTCGTGCTGAATTAGCCCTGTTGATTGCCAGATAATTGTCAGCTCCTGGGTAAAGCGTTCCCACCCATCGCTTATGCTGTTGAACGTAATTCCACAAATTCCTCGTTGAAGCTTGTTTTGCTTCGCCTTGTTGCATTGGTGGCCACTC